GAACAGGTGCGAAGTCTTCGTTGCTATCGGTGTACTCAATAAAGTCAACGACCTGCACGGCAGCAAGATCAGATGATACTCCTGACTTGCCAGCATAGTTCCAATCAAACGGGATTGCTTTTACATTTACAAGGCTACCATTAGCAATCTTCTTTCCACCCCACAGATTATTCTGTGAGTCTTTAACGATGGGTGCCTGACGTTCAGTCCCATCCTTACGCATAACCTTACGCTTAATAGTAACAAAGTCACCACGCTCATCTCCCTTATTGGTGATAGGAAGATTAGCAGCTTCGATGGTTGCACGGTTGTCGTCGTTAACCTCAACCTGAATGCTCCACACCGGATCGAACTTGGTATTCGGCTCAGTGATAGAAGCATAGTGGCACTTACCAGAAATGTAAATAGGATCGTTCATTTTATTCTCCTTTAAAACGCTGCGCTATTGCAGCCATGAGTGGGGATCATTCCCCGTTAAGTTGTCTACTACTAACTAAACAACGAGTGCATTATAGCACATCGCCTATCTGGATGTCAACACTTTTTTCGTGTTTCTCCAAATAACTTACAGCATTTCGCAAAAGATTAACATCATCGTTAAAGTTTCCTAATGCTGAATTACATTTGTTACATAAGTAATCTCGTATAGCCATTGTCTTGTGGTCATGGTCTAAGACGAAAGTTTGAGTTACGGTTGCGTGAGGATTTAGTTTTTCAATAAGTTGATCTAATGTGCTTTTACATATTGGGCAGACATGTCCTTCTGGAACGGGCATAGTTTTTCTTGCTCCATATGTCAAGTTTTTATGTGGTCTTCTACAGGCGTTACAGGAATTTTTGTACATAATTGTACCGTCTTTTCTGTAAGCAACCCTATGAAAAGAAGTTAAGGGCTTTTCTGTATTACATTTATGACAAACCTTGCTATCTTTTGAATTGTCAATAGAATGTACTACCTCAAACAAGTCCATTTGATTTGTCATCAGTGCGTCTCCGCCCAATTATTTCCAACCTTAAAGTCTGAGTCAAGATCACACCGGAAGTTTAGTATTTCTTGTGTCGTGTACATAGCCTCCTTTGTTATCTTGGTAAAACTATTTATGTCTGGTTTCGCTACCTCAAACTGGTACTCGTCATGTACAGAGGCAACAAGCTTGGCATCAAGGCCGTGTTCCCAAATCATACGGTCCATCTCTACCAGCCACTGCTTACATACGACAGCACCGGCACCCTGAAGCAGAGTATTAAGAGCAGCGTGTGCGTGTCTGATATGTAACATGCGCCCATCAAGACCACGTATCAAACCACTTGAAGCTACCTCACCTATATTTTTGCGTAGCTTGTTAAGGGCTGGCATATTCTTCAGGAACTTTGCAATAAGTTTCTGTCCGTCAGACGCTCTACCACCAACCACACTACCAATCTTGGCAGGACCAGCGCCGTACAGGAATGCATAGATAAATGTCTTTGCTTGATCACGGTTGCTTAGACCTGCTGCCTTCATGTTAGCAGTATGTACATCACCTGTCAGAACTTCATTGGTAAACTTTTCATCTTCCATGTAGTGTGCAAGACATCGAAGTTCAAGACCACTGGCATCAGTACCTACTAGCTGATGTGTCTCTGTGTTGGATACTGTCCAGAGTTCCCTGCACTCCTTACCGTATGGACTATAGACTGCCGGAACCTGTGCCATGTTGGGGCCGTGATGTGCCATCCTACCTGTAATAGTTTTGAGGGTAAGCACCCTGCCATGCACCCGTTCCTGTTCGCTACACGCCTGTATCCACGCCTTCAGTAGGCCGGTACGTTTCTGTAGCAGGAAGTAACGGGAGAACATCTTGGCCTCTGGCATATCAATCGTATCCAGCACTGCTTCATTAACAATAACATTACCCTTGTCTGTTTTATTTTTAGGCTTCCACCCTTTCTCCATCAGGCGTTCAGCAATCTGCTTACGACTTGCTATATTAAAAGGTATTTCTTTTGTCTTTGTCTTTAGCTCTACGATAGTAGGTGGAAACATATCTTGAGCCTTCTCTTCAAGGGAGTGTAGCTCATCCATAAGTCTTGCTTCCAGTGTCATGCCCTTCATTAGGTTAAAAGCAAAGCCATTGCTCTGTTGTTTGTCTACGATGCTACGAACTTTTCGTTCCAGATCGTAGGATTTATCAGAGAACTTCTTACCCTCTACCTGAAGATAATCCGAAACCTCCCTCGTAAGTTGCGTATCAGTGTAACAATATTTAAGCATGTCTTCGTTGAATGTAGCGAAGTCATGGTAGTCTCCTTTCTTATGTCCTAAAAAATTACCCCACGCCTCAAGTGAGTGACCTTCCTCACGAATAGGATTATATAACTGTGACTTTATAAGTGTGTCATCAATCTGATGTACTTTAATATCAGAACCAGTAAACTTATTAAGAAGGGGAGCGTCAAAGCTGATACCATTGTGCATAATAAAGGTATCTATTTTCTTTGACCACTCCCCAAACTCACGGCACTGATCTCCTATCCAATGTCTTGTCTCTCCTGTGTCTGCTCTCCTTGCTACGATACAATGTATTTTGGTTGCGTTAATAGCGTCTGTTTCTATATCAACTACTGCTCTCATGTGTCATGTCCATTAAGTATGCGTCTTCTACAGGAATATGAAAGAATTTTTCCCCCTTTCTTATCTTGTAATTAGAGGCTTCTTTTACTTCGCACTCTAACAGGGTGTTGCCGTCTACGTGCCATGCTCTTGTACAGTCATAGTTGAAGACTACAAAAGTAAGTAGGTCATTATAACATTCGCTCTTCCACTTGTCAAGAAGTCTTTGCTTACGATGAGGAATACGTAGTTCCTTCCAACTGTCAGGCCACTCGTTTCCTTTCCAAGAATACTTCATCTCTACTTCATAAAGGTGGCGTGGTAGTCCCGGTCCAACTGTTGAAATAATATCAAAGTAAGTTGTTTCGTTCGTATTAACATTAGTATGATCATGTTCCTTTAGCCAAGATACCATAGCTTCTTTAGCTTCTTTGTCAGCCTTCTCGTAAAGACTACGATCAAACTTCTTTCTAACCTCACTCATTATCATTCTCCACGAAGGGGTTATCAATCTGTGTCATGCGTCCTGTATTACCATCATAGTGAAGGTGACAGGCTATACCAGTATCTCCGGTGTACCTGTTTTTCAAGATACGAACAGAGGTGGTGTTGGCTTCGATGGGATCGTCTGCCTGTTGGTTACGTTCCAATGCAATCACCGCATCAGACAGGTGGGCAATGGAAGCAGAGCCACGCAGATGTGATAGCGTAACCTCACGCCCATTCTCATGGCCGTTATCACCTGATGGCCTACGCAGATGGCTGACCAGCAGCAGGGCAATACCCGTCTCCTCCACAAGAGAGCGAAGCTTGGTCATCAGAATGTCAATGGACTTGCGTTCATCTCCGTTGTCTTCCTGACCAGAGACAAGGATGGACAGGTGATCAAGGAAGACCCACTTACAGTTAAGAGCCTTTGCCATGTATCGTACACGCCCAAGAATCTCGTCGTTGTCCATGCTGCCAAAGTGATCGAAGGCAAAGAACCTGCCTGAGTCAATCGTCTTGGCTTGCCAAGCATCCAACTGTTCTTGCGTGTACTGTTTGCGAACCTCCTTGATGTATAGTCGGGCGTTGGCCTCGACACTCATAAGGTTGAAGGCAGTCTGCTTCGTGTTCTCCTCCATAGCAAGCACACCAATGTTATCTTCTGTGTTGTGCATGATGTGATACATAAGTTCACGCATGATACTTGACTTGCCCATGCCAGCGCCAGAGGTAAACGTGACAAGCTCTCCGGTACGCATACCATAGGTCTTGTCGTTCATACCAGACCACGGGTAGGGACAAGTCTCGTTGTGTGTTTCATCGTACAGGCTGCGGCCAAGATCGGCAAGGTTAATTATACCTGCTGGTGTGTAGGTACGTGCGCTCCACCATGCCTGAGTAAATTTCTCACGTTGCCCTGTCTTCAGATACTCATTGGCATCTTTCAGTTCAAGCTCCATAATCTTACACTTGTTAGGCTCAAACAGTTTAGCAACCTCTTGTGCTGCATCCTTGCCCTGTTGGTCGTTGTCAAAGCAGAGAACAACGGTATCAAACTTGTTAAGATACTCCAACGATTGCTGGCAATTCTTGACGGCTGACTGTGCGCCATTCTTGATAGACACCGAAGGCCATTTCGATCCCATCAGTTCAAAGGCACTCATGGCATCCAGTTCGCCCTCACAAATAGTAATAAACTTTCCTGTCTGACCAAAGATATTCTGACCAAACAACCCGCACTGAG